TTGGAGCGCTGTACACCATGCTGCCCTTGCTGTTCTGCACTCGGATGCTGTAGTCGCTATTGACGTACAGACGGCCAGGTGTTCCGCTGCGTGATGGGTAGCCGTTGAGGGTGCGAATGGGCTGAGGTGCTGCGATGGTGAGCGCTGCGTCCCAATAGACGCTGATGGGGCTGCCTTGGGGGTCGAGGTTGGCCGCGCCAATCCAGATGTAACCGTTCTCCAATGGCAAGCCATCCGTCTCGGTGAAGATCGGGAAGGTTGGCTGGATGCTGAGTGCGGACATTTACTGGTTCTCCTGGATGGTGAATTGTCGCTCAAGGCTGGACTGGTGGCAATGCGTTGAGGGCTTCATTGGTTGGCCTTGCGTTTGAGGATCTCTTCCATCGCTTTGATGGCGTTTTCCTTATTGACTCCTCGCAGGTTCTGCGCTTTCTCGGCCACCAGCTCCATGGCCCGTTGAGCAGCATTGCCCCTAGCGATTTCCACTCCAGTTTCCAAAGCCTGAGACATCTGGCCCTTGAGGGAGGTGTCGGCAGCAGCGCCGAACATGCGGTCCAGCTCGTTGACGAAAATCAACTGATTCACGATGTCGTCGTCCAGCTTCATGCCGTACTTGCTGGCCACTTGATTGGCCTGGTCGAGTGAGTCGATCAGGTTGGCCCGTGTGCCGTAGTTGCTGGTGAGCTTTCGCATGGCCGTGCCGAGGGCTTTGTTGGCGTTTGGCGAATCGAAGTCGATCTGCGTGCCTGCTGCCTTTTGCAAGTCGTCGAGCGCCGTGATGGTGTCGGCATACTTATCGTTGGCTGCTTTGTAAACCGGGAACTTTTCGCCAAGCGATTGGTTCAGGTTGCGGCGCAGATTCTTGAGGGCACGTTCAGCCTGGGAGGTCAGTGGGTTGGCCAAGTTTTTCTTGCCGTAGTTGACCTGGGTGTCGATGAAGCGCTTGGCTGTGTGTACTCCGTAGGCGTCTGGGGCTTTGGCTGTGCTGAGACGCTCCAGCACGGTATTCAGGATGCGTTGCGCTGCTTTGTCGCCTTGGATGTCTGAGCCTTGCAAGATCGCCTTGGCCACGCCGTTTTGATCCAGCTCGACTTTGACGCCAAGTGCGCCCAGCTCATCCAGAAATGAATTGATCGCCGGATCGTAATTGACGGCCTGGCCGCGCAGCCTGGTGTTGGCAATGCGGTCGATAGCCTTGCCTGCCTGCTGGTTGGCATTGGCCAAGAAGTCCACGCGAGTTTGCACGGTGTCGCCAAGAATGTCGGCTGGCCTGTTCATGGCCCTGAATGATTCGCGCTTCTCGCCCATCTTGAAGATGTTGAGCATCTTGGTCATGGCCTGGCGATCTTTGTCGTTGGCCGCCTTGATGCTGGCCACTGCTCCGTCTTTCCAGCCTTGTTTTATGGCCGATGCAGCTTCATTGTCTGGCACGACTTGCGTGCCTGAAAGCCGGACATTTACTAGATCAATCGAATCAGGCGTCTGCGCGAGCTGGCTTTTAATGATGCGCTGATTCTCGGGCGCGATCTTTTCTCCCACTGTGGCCTTGATGCTTTGCACAGACTCTTTGAAGGTCGGCTCAATTTGCTCACGGATTCCTGCGCCAGTTGGTGCGACTGCCCTGGCAGCTGCCTGAGTTGCAGCTTTGACGATCTGAGGCGCGGCAGGCAGTAAGCCGCCTGCAAGTGTTGCGGCAATTTGTCCGCCTGTGCCTGCGCCCATTTCCTTGGCTGTCTGGCCTGCTGCGCCTGCTGAAGCGCCACTGGCAACTTGAAGGCCTGGGGCTGCTGCCATGAGGCGGCCTACGCCTTGCGTAACGGGGCCAGCGGCGGCCTGTAATGTCTGGCCAAGGGCTACGCTGCCACCAGCTGTGCCAGCGCCTGCTGCGGTGGTCTGGACGATGCGCTCGGCTGCTGTTCTGGGTTCGGCCACGCCGACACGGGTCAGGAGGTCTTGCAGTGCATCGGTGGGCAGCGTGTAGGTGGTGCCAAACATGCTGTTGATCGAGCCTACGATGGGATCTGCAACCAGTCCTGCAAGGGTAGCCGCACCAGCACCTGCGACAGCGCCAGGGATGGCGCCAATGCCACCGAGGGGAAGTGAAGCAGCACCGCCAATCAAAGCGCCTGCGGCAGCTCCTGCGGCTGGAAGTGCCAAGCCTCTGGTCGCCGCACCTGCTAGGCCTGTGGCCGTGGTTGATGGTGGCTCGGGCTGTGAAACCGTGCCGCCATACTGCGCGACCAAAGCCGCCATGTCAGTTGGTGGCTGAGGTGCTGCGGTTGGTGTTGCCGATTCTTCTGCTGTTGGAAAGCGCACATCCCTTTCAACGCTTCTGCCTGAGTCAGTCGGCACGCTGAATTTTTGAGGTTCTGCGGCGGCTGGTGAAACTGAACCACCGAACTGTCTTGCAAGTGCTTGGTAGTCCATCACAGACCTGCCGCTTTCTTGAATGCGTCAGCTTGTTGTTGACTGGAAAAGGTTGCAGACTGGCCATTCGGAAGCGTAATCACAACCGGATTAACAGATCCACGACCAGCGCCACCGCCTACATCTTCAGGCCCAAAGACGTTGTCAGGATTCAGCCTGTAGTTTTTCACAACAACTCCAAGCGCCTTTTTGTCTTCGCCTGCTTTTTTCTGTGCTGAATCAAGATATTGCTTGGCTAATGTTACATATTCTTCGCGCTGTTTTGGCTGTAAAAATTGACCATTTTGGGCCTTTTGTAAATTGTTTTCGAGACGAGCATAAAGGCCTGCTGTGTCTCGTCCTGTTGCGAATTCTGTTTCACGCACAACACTGGTTGGGTCCAGCATCTTCATAAACCCTGTGATGAGAGCAATGTCACCTGCGCCGGTGTTTGACTTTGCAGACGACTGGATATTAGAGAATGTGGTTCCAAGTTCGCCATAATTTTTTGTGCGAGTCTGAAACTCTTTGCGCAGTTTTTCTTCTTGCTCAAACGACTTTACTGGGTCGAGACCGCCAGTAGCTTTTAGGCCTTCCAGTTCGAGTGCAATCTTTTGGGTCTCTGTTCCAAGTTTGCGCGTGGTGGCTAAAGCCTGATTTGTCTGGGCTGTGGTTAAGCCAAGATCCGCTGCACGCTTCTTAATAGCATCCTTGGCTGCTTGTTCTGCATATCTTGCCTCGACTCCTTTGGCGTTGGCCTCTGCTTCTTTCAACAAGCGTTCAGCTCTGGCTTTTGCAATGTCGTCTTCTGCTGTCAGCACGGCATTGGAAGCCTCTTGGACTGCCTTGTCTGCTTTGGCTTTTGCTTCCATCAGAGCGCTTGGTGCTAGAGCTGCTTTTCTGCGTTCTTCCCTGGCCTCTGTGATGCCTTGGTACCAATCTTTGCCAAAGGTGGTAGCGCCAGTCAATTCGATCAATTCAGCTGCTTTTTGAGGGCTCACATCAATGGTCTTGATGTAGGCTTGAAGCGCACGTTTCTGGTTTGGGTCTTTTTCGGCTTCAAAACGCTCTTGCAGCATGGTCTTGGCAACTGTTGGATCTGATTCCAAAGCTAAAAGGGTCTGGGCAGAGAAGCGCTTTTCTGTGTCCAGCTTGCGTTTCTCCATGCCTTCTCCGACCTTGGTCAATGCGTCGAACTGCTGCTTGTCGGCAAACGGCAAGAGCTTCTCTAGGTCTTCGTATGTGCGATCTGTTTTCTTGAAAAAATCGCTCAAGCCAGTTTGGAATTTTTGCTTTTGCTCGCGTGCCTGGGCCTGCGCTTGCATCTCAGCACCGGCCTGGCCAATTTTGAAGCCACCGATTGCGGCCTCGAATGGGCTTTGCACATCGACTGAGTAGTTGATTGGGCCTTGGAAAGGATTGATCTGTGCCATGTTTTAGACCTTGCTGTAGTCGACCATCAGGTATCCGCCGGACTCGGAAACAGCACCAGGGTAAATGGTCTGGACTTCTTGGGCCATGAGGCCAATTTGACGGCCACCGCCCCAGACATAATCGAATTCGTAGACGTTCAAGCCATCTGGTCGTGTGCTGATCTGCTTGATGTTTTTCTTGAGGCGACGGTCGCTGAACATATTGCCGAAGCCCACACCAGCCTTACCGCCTGCGCCGTACTGCATACCGAGGAACTGTGCTGGCATGTTCAAGACCTGTCCGTAGGCCTTAGCCTGGCCAAGTTCGCCGCCTGCGAGGGCTGCGCCTTGCTGGGACAGAAGATTGGCCACGTTTGTGCCTGTTTGCATGCCAGCAGTTCCGACACCGGCTGCTGATTGTTGGCCCAATGAGGTCATACCACCGAGTCGGCTGTATTGCTGCTCCAGGGCTTGGTTGAGCAGTGCAGGGCGAAACTGTGCCAGTGCGCCCTGGATGTTTCCGCCGCGCAAGCCGCCTGTGGCCGATGCACGTTGAAGCAAAGCCTCTTCGCCTTGGCGTACTGACTCCTGAAAGCCAGCACCACTGCTGATGCGATCAATGGCGGCTTGCTCTGCCTCTGGGCCACGTAGCCCCAAGAAGGCTTGCTGCTGCTCCAGTGCTGGCACACCTGCTTCTGTGTAGGGCTTGAGCAGGGCTTGCAGTGCATCAAATTGGCGACGCTGTTCTGCAATGCCTTGGCCTGCTGCGCCAGATTGAATGTTTGCTGCGTCTTCTGCTGCGTCGGCTTGCATCATGCCTCCGACGACTTGGGTTCCGCCCACAACTAGGGCCGTTACTGGATCAGGCATCGCCGAACTCCTTCATGTAGTCTTCAAATTTTTCGCCGTACAAGTCCATGACCAGGTGCGCATTTTTTGTGGCAAATCCTGGGCCATGTGTGATTGAGACGGCCATCAAGATCAGGTCGTAGAAGCCTGCACGCCAGACGAATGATCTGGCGTCTGCTTGGCCTGCGCGTTCTGCTTGGTCTGAGGCTTGCCACTTCATGATGGCTGTGGCCAAGATGGGCACCAGGTGGTGGCTGTTGGCAATAAAAAACGGATTCTGGTGGATTCCCACCAGTGTGTTCCAGATGGCTGCATTCAAGTCTTTGCGCTCAACTGTGTCGCCGTCGGCAACATCGTCAAACACCTGAATGGCATCGTAGACCATGACGAGCCATTCCACGACTGGCGCAGGCAGCATGAAAACCCTTTGCAGGTTTTCTTTGAGCCAATCAATACCAGTCATGTGCAACTCCTGTTTAGGGCAAGCTGCTGGCGGCTTTGGTGACTCAGCGGCCAGATTGTCCCATATTTGCACGGCTTGTTCAATCCATCTCGAATTCGCGCTCTTCCCAGGCCTGGCAGGAGCGCAGGTCGTGGCAGATGAAGTCGAATTTATTGCAGTAGCCACGGAAACCGGCGTCGGTGTCCCAATCGTTGCGTGGGATGCGCTCCATCTTGGCCTGGGTCATGGTGCTGTTGTCGTAGTACTCGCAGTTGCTGCACCGACGACGACGGGCTTCTTTCTCATCGACCTGCATGGCCTTGCCCAGCGCGACCCAATAGACCTTGTTGGCTGTGGGTTCGTTGCTGGGGTTTTCTGGGCCTAGCATCCAGTCGTCGATCACCACTTGGGTGTTCTTCTTGTTTTCGGCTACGGTGATGAATTCCTCTTCGACCGGCAGGCCCATGAAGCCCTTGGGCATCATCATGAATTTGTCCATGCTGTTTCTCCTTTACTGTAAAATTGACTGGCAGCTTACCCGACGGGGGACAGGCGGTTTCATCCACCGCTTGCTGCAACTTTCAGGATGTCTTTCACTTTGATGAGGTGCAACATGCTTACACAAGCGCGACTCCACGAGCTTATTTCCTACGATCCTGAGACTGGCATCATGACGCGCCGCGTCAACAAAGGCCATATGAAAGCTGGCCAAGTTGCAGGTAATCCAACTCGCGGATACTTGCAATTGATGATTGATGGTCATATGACTTTCGTTCATCGATTTATTTGGCTTTACGTTTATGGCAAATGGCCTGATGGAAACATTGACCATATAGACGGAAACAGATCGAACAATCGACTTTCCAACTTGCGCGATGTTTCGCAGGCCATGAACATTCAAAACGAACGAAAACCACGAAGCAATAACAAGTCCGGATTTCTTGGCGTCAAAGCCAATCGTGGGCTTTGGAAGGCGGAGATTAGCATTGATGGGAAAACAAAATTTCTCGGGCGTTTTAAGACACCCGAAGAGGCTCATCAGGTTTATGTTGAAGCCAAAAGAAAATTGCATCCTGGTTGCACTCTTTAGGATGTGATTTCTCGGCCAGAGGCTCGGATTGTCAGTGATGTGGCTGCGCTGGCGATGGTGCTGATGAAGCCACTAGGTTCGAGGGCTTGGCCGACCAACTCTGGGCAGGTGTAAGTCTCATCGGGTGCGATGGCTCGGGTGTCCAGAATCAGGTTTGATGCGTCTGGGCTGCCTTCGCTGGTCACCAGGTTAACGCTGATCGTTACGTTTCCTGCGCTAGTGTTGGTGACGGTGAATTTGTCGATGATGGCCTTGCAGTTGGTAGCTGTGTACTGCGTGGTTTGGGTGGCCTCAGCCTGCTTTGCTGGAATCAGCACCTTGATTGAGACGGTCATGTGATGCTCCTTATGTGGCTTCGCCGCCGCTGGCGATGATGGTGAGGCCGGCGGATGCGGCCTGGATCTGGATGGTGTCGCCTGCGTTTAGCACCTCGATGCCGTTGTATTGCAGGGTGTTGTTGGCTGGGACTGAAACATCGTACAAGAACGCATTGCCAGTACCTGCCGATCCTGCGGATGGCACCAAGAATACGCGTACATTGATGGCCGCGCCTGTGGTGTTGGCGATGCTGAATTCTTTGAGCAGCGTTCTGGTGCTGGCCGGGACGGTGTACAGCGTTGTCACGCCGGTGGTGATGGCCGCCTGGCCCAGCTTGGTCGGGGTTATGTTCTGAAATGCCATATCACATGCTCATCCATTCAAGCACCTGCACGGCAGATGCGGGTTTGTTTTCCCAGCGCGATTGTGCGGCATCGTAGAGCAAAACATCAAAGTCGCTTGGTGTTCCGCTGATGTAGACGTCTTGAAGCCTGGACAAAGATTCGGCCACGGTCATGCGGACAAAGATTGAGCCAGAGCCGCCGCTTCCTGCGTTGACGACAACAGCAACGGGCACGTCAATGTTTGGAGCCTGGGGTGCGACATTCGTCCATGTGCCTGGGGTGGCTGGGTCGAAATACAGAAGGTCGCCGTCTGCCCATGTCTCGCCGTATGGTGAGCCAGTGGTGTTGAAACCACGCACCAAGCCGAAATTGGTAACGTAGCCGAAGTCGTTGTCTGCGATGTCTTGAGTGGCCACGCCCATCATGTAGTCTGGAAGCACTGATCC